TTATTATAGTTTACGAAACTACCTCCATAGAATTTTACATTAACTACACCATCTGTTGTCAATATATAGACAATATGTTTTAATTTGTTTACATCTAGAACAGTACCACTTATTCTACTTAAATCGTATTTTTTCCATTCTCTGCCACTTTTTTTATGCAATTCCATAGAATATAAAGGCTCTTCTGGTAACGAAGCAAAATCACTTATGTTGTATCTTGATTTTTGTATGTTGGCTAATTCGTGCTCGTGGTAATAATAACTTATAGAGTCCATTTCCCATTTGCTTATTGTACCATCGCAGTACTTATCCCAGCTTTCATTTGCTAACGAATCAATTGAAGACTGATTATAAGTATTTATAAAATCTTCGGTATTTATTAATTCTCTTATTTTATCTTCCATTTCTAGATAAACCTTATCATAAGAGCTTTTATAGAAATGCAACACGTCTTCTTCGTACCAATAATCCGAATCTTTTTCTAAATTAGGACAATAGAACTGTTCAAAAAATAATTTAGAAGCATTGTTTGTTTTATAATATAATTTGTTTCTTATTTTACCACATTTAAAGCAATTTTGCAATACGTATTTTTTAAATTTCCAATGCCTTATAAATATTTTTTCATCTTCTGGTAAAATGCCCAATTCTATTATAGCATTAAAGTTACTCATTGTCAAGCTTTCTTTAACATTTTCTCCAATTTCTTTTACAGCAAAGATTTTTAGTATTTCTTTCATTAAATCTTCTCTAGCTCCGTCTTCTAGGAAAGTGTCGAAAGCTCCCCCCTTAGTTAAAAATATTGTTTGTATTTTAGTAGGCTCTACTTTATCTATAAAATCGACTATATCCTTAAAAGGTCTATTTTTAATTATGTTGTTAGCTAAATCGTCATTAACATGAGATATACCTTTAAGCCCAAATATAATTTTATTATTTTCACTGTCTGGAGTAAATTCAAAATTCGCTTTATTTATATTAGGCAAAGTTACTGCTATACCTCTGCTTTGCATACGACTTATAGCTTTAGCTATTTTACCGTATTGTGTAGTTTTCGTATTTTTATCATCTTCATCGAATAATTCTTCTTGACTAGACTCTGAATTTATTGTAAGGCAAGCAGTATTCCAATAGATGGGACTGTAATTAGTAGCTAACCAAGCCTCTTGAACACCTATCATAGAATAAGGAACAGTGTGATTTTTCGAAAAACCGTACCCAGCTTGTAACATTATAGCTTTATCCCATACAAAATCTAGAAATTTTTCTCTAGTGTTTAGTTTTAAACCTCCTTCATAAAAAATCTCTTTTACTTGTGATAATATATCTTTTTTCTTCTTAGCTACTGCTTTTCTAAGCTTATTTGCTTTAACTAAATCGAACCCAGATATTTTTTCGTCCATTGAAAGTTCCATTATATCTTCTTGTTCTATAGCTAACATGTATCTTTTTCCCAAGTGCTTCTCTAAAATGTTAATTTCTTCTTCTGTGAGACCATATTCTCTAGCCATTTTATACCAAATATCAATATTATTTTTGTTCATAGCGAACATTTCCAACGGAGACTGGCCACCATCTTCTGCTTGAAGTCGCATAGCTGAATTCCCTATTGCCATTTCCTCTATATTCTTAGGTTGTAACAATTTAATAGTTTGAGAACCCATCATTGTTTCAAATTGGAATAAATCTGTGATTACTTCATTGTTTATATTTGCCCACATTTCAACATTATTCAAATTTATTACACTAGGCAATAAATATTCATCGTAAGTGGCTTTTAAAGTACCTTGCCATTTTATCAATCCATCTGCCATTAGTAAATCTAAAGTTTTTCTTTGTTTGTCTAAAGCTTTAATTGTAAGACAGTCTACTTTAAGACCACCTAAATAATCCGAGTCTTCCATATTAAATTGTGTAATAAATTGACCTTTAGGAGATTTCATTAAAGCATTCTGTTCTATAAAACCGTTTTTAAAGATATAAAAACCGCTTGCATGAGAAGAACGTCCGTTTATTAGCCCCTCTATCCCCAAGGCTGTTTCTATTAGATTTTCATGGATTTTAAGCACGTTTACCAGTTGTGTAACTACCTTCCTACCTAACTCTTCGTTGCCATAAATACAATCTTTCAAAGACCATAGGAAACCTCTTTCAGAAGGAATTAAATCAGACATTTCTTGTGCTAAATCTATATCTATATCCAATCCTCTACAACTTGTTAACAATGCTGATTTGGTAGCTTCTGTTGTAAATGTTATAATATTCAAACCATTTTCATACCCAATTTCTTGTTTTATGGAATCGAATATAAAAGCCCTTCTACTTGATTGTGAATCAAGGTCAATGTCGGGAAGCTCTGGTCTACTCTCGCTTATATGTCTCCAATAAGGTAAATCGTACTCGATAGGATTTATTTGAATTATTTCCATTAGATAGCAAGTATAAAAACCTGTAACACTACCTCTAGCGACTCCTACAAGACTATTTCCTAAATTATCATCCCACATTATTTCTACTAATCTTTCTGTGAGGTTATAATAAGCTGATAATCGTTGCCCTAGTTTTATACTAATATTCCATAATTGTTTTAATTCTATATCTATTCTCGCTAAATTTTCTTCATTGTATTTTTGGTTAAACCTCTTGAATCCTTTTTCAATCAAATACAACATGTATTTATCTTGATTAAACATACTATTGGCAAACTTATTAATATATTCATACTTATCGTAATATAAAGAAAAAATATTATCCAATTCAAATTCTGGCAAGGTTAGTTCTGGCACTATAACTTCGTGATTCAAATCATAGGTCTCTATGTTATTGCTAATGAACACAGTGTTATTAATACCATCTTTAAAATCCTTATCTGACAGATAATCCATTTGTTCTTGCATTTCTTTTATGTTTTTAAAATAAGTGTTGTTATAGAAAGAGTCTACTTCTCTTTCTTCTTGTTTAGATTTTAAATAGTTGCTATGCACTTTTCTCTTAGTTTTATTAAGGTAATGTATATCATTGGTTATTATCCATTTTAAAGAATATGCTTTGGCTATTACTATCGCAAACTTGTTATATTCAATTTGTTCTACTGTTGTCGCTGATTGCAATTCTATAAAGAAACCATCAGCTCCGAATATATCTATATTCCATTTTATAAAATCGTTTATTTCGTGCTTGACTCCTAAGCTATTTGTGTCTAAATACTCTAAAACCAATTTAGAAAATTCAGAACCTAGACACGCTGTGCTCCCGTAGACGTTCCCTTTTATTTCGTCTTTCATTTCTTCTACCCAACTCTTTAAAGTCGGTACTCTTTCCATTGCTCTATCTGTATAAGAGTTAGACCAAGCTCTAGATGACAATTCTCTTATTACTTTATGCCCTTTTTTATTCCTTGCTAGTAATAAAAAGTGATGATAATCTATTTTATCTGATGGAAGCTCTTTCATTTTATCAACTAAATATATTTCGTTTCCTAATATTAATTTAAAATTAGTGTCAGCATCATTCTTCTTTATTTCCTTATACGCTTTTATACCTTTTATGTGTGCTGAAACAGTTTCATGGTCAGTTATTGCTACAGCATTTAAACCCATTTTATAAGCATAGTTAACATAGTCTTCAACTTTGTTTATAGAGTCTAGAAGTCTAAAGTTTGACATTTCTGTATGTCCGTGTAGCTCAGAAAACTCTTCATCGGACAGATTAAAACCAAGGCATTCCAAACACACAACCTCGCTGTTTATTATATTCTTACCACAATCTTCACATATAACCTTATTACATTCACTGCATACAATTGAATCATCTAATCGCCCAGCACCACCTGTTAATTTGTCGCATAGCTCACATCTTTCGTAATCCATAATTCACTTCCTTCTTTATACTAGTCCAAATGGGATAGTTACAAACCGTGAGTAGTTCAATTCTTTCTTTAAATTAGGTAGACAAATATCTAGCTTGTCTACCTAATGTTGGTTTAAAAGAAGAAATCATCTTTCCCTTTGCCTTTTCCATTTTTAAATTTTTTGACTTTTCTAGAGTCTGTTATCTCATAATCTTCTATAACCACTTGGTATGTCTTGTCTCCATTCCACTCATTTATATCCAAACCACCTATTACATCTATTGTAACATCTTTTTCTTCATTTGTCAAGTCTAAAATAACTTTTTCATTAGGGAAAAACAATTTATATTCTATACCTGTGTCTTCATTGACAAAAGAAAGTAAACTCTTTTTTTCATTGATTACTGCGTTTTTAACTACTACATCTTTAATAATTACTTTTGGCTCTTTAAATGACTGTCCCCATATATCTTTCAAATTGTCAAATGTTTTCACTAACGATTTTTGTAATTTACTACTATTAATTTCAAAATCTACTGTCACGCTATTTTCATGGTTTTCATATTTTTTATTAAAAAATTCAATGGCTTTATCCTTGTTTTCTAATAACAATGAAAATCCAAAAGCATTACCGTGACCTGCCGCATTTATAAACAACCCACTGCTTATTAATTCGTCCCTTAAATTATCTATAAAGTAATAATCTAAATTACGACCAGAGCCCTGTAATATTGTTTTAATTTCTCCGTTTACTTCTACTTTTCTTTCTACGAACAACAAAGTAGGTCTGTTAATGTTGCTAGCAACTTTCATAGCTAGTACGCCTTTCATATGTTTGTATTTTACATCATCATCCATTTTAATAATATTTAATACATTGTTTTCATTGGCAGATAGTAATAGTGTAGGGGATACTTTATCTCTTAATCTGTCTTGTCTAGATTTTATATTGACTAATTGTCTAGCCATATCTTCGTATAAATAGACTAACTGTTCTTCCGCATTTTTACTTCTTTTATATATAATTTGTAACTCTGTGTCAGTAAAAGCTCTGAATAAATCTTTTCTCTCTGCGACAGTTCCAACTCTGGTTACTGCGTTTATAAGTGGAGCTATATACCAGCCAATACCTTTAATATTGGTACGCTTCATAGAGAAAGATTGTTTCTTAATAAGTGCTTGTACAAAAGGATTTTTTATTTTTTTCAACCCTTGATTAATATAATATCTATTCTCCAACTCTCTTGTGTCCATCATATCAGAAATTGTGGCAACCGCAACCAAATCAATATAATTATTAGCCACAGAGCATTTAAGTTCCTTATCTAAAGCTTGAAGAAATTTATATACCACTGTTGTTCCGCAAATCTCTTTATTAGGGTAATTAGGGGATAACTGAGGGTTTACTACAATAGCATAATCATTCTCTACATCGGATTCATGATGGTCTAATATGATAACATCTATACCTAATTCTTTAAGTATTTTACATTCTTTTACATCACTGCTTCCAGCATCAGGCACGATTAATAAATCAAAGTTATATTTGCCTTTCGAATTTTTAAACTCTTCTAACTCCTCTATGACTATACCGTGTGCTTTTTCTTCGTGGATGTTCCAAGTTAAATGTGAATTATACAGCGGATATATTTCCTTCAAAGCTAAATACATTGCACTGCCAGAACAATATCCATCACAATCACTATCTGCAATAATATGTATTCTGCTTTTGTTTTCTAAATGTTTTTTCAATACTTTAACAGCTGTGATAATATTATCTAATTTTTTGTAGCTATTTTCAACGATTCTAGTTGGGTTTAAAAATTTTTCTATGTCCTTTCTGTCTATACCCCTGTTTTCAAATATACTCGCTCTTAAATCGAATATGTAATCGTTACTACCAATGACGTTATATTTCATAATTTAGTCTTCCTCTCTACTTTCTACTTCTTGTTTGTTTTTCATTAACTCTTCTAACACTTCTTTGCCTTTGTCTGCTGGACTATCTTTAAAATCCAACAATCCATAATCATCCCATAATACATAAACAGTCATATAAGGAGATAACATATAAGCCACTTTTAGAATATTGTTTATATATTTCTCTTTTTCTTCTTCATTGTTCCAAATTTCTTCGGATGGTTTATCAAAAGCCAATATGGCTTCACTTACACCTAAGCTTAATATAATATCTCTCTGTTCTTCACTAAGACTAGAACTAGACAATCCCGCTGTAAAGTTATTTTCACCATAAAATGTATGACATTTAATTACTGTTTTTTCTCCTTCTACTAACATTATTTTATGTATTCTTCTTATAACTTCATGATTTATATTCAAACCGTATAACGCATTAGAGACAGCATGGGTATAAAATTTCCCTTGTATAGAAGTAGGCATATATTTAAAACCACTGTCTACTTTATGTTTAATAAGTGTCCTAGAACGTATCCCTATTAATCCTCCAGTAATTTCCCTGTATGGAATGATTATTTCTGATTCAGATTGTCTATAGAGTATACCGTATTTTTGCATTGACTCTACAGATAACCCTTCTTCTATCCAACCACAATAATATAATTCTGAAAATAGTTTTAACAAGTGTTCGTTATAATGTTTGTCTTGTATTATCTCTTCTTCTTTATTTATTCTGTCATATATTCTGTTATATCTATCAATCATATCCCAATCGTCAGTGTATTTAATTTCTCTTAAAAAACCTTTTGGTCTTTGTGAACTAAATTCAAACCCAAAAAAGTCAGCTACATATCTAACATTTTCTATGAAAGATGGATTAGAATGGACTCTAGAGACTAACTCATATATATCAAAATTGTCGTGACATTGTGTATAACAATGAAAGTTTTTAGAATCTACGAAATAATACATTTTGTAGCTAGTGCTTCCATGACAAACAGACTGAAAGATTAAATCTCCATTCATATCTGTCTTAGGTTCAGCACTACCCATACTCATAACTATTTTTGTAATATCTTCTTTAGATAGTTTTTCTTTTATCTCGTTTTTATCCATAAAAGTTCCTTTCTAGAATCTGAAACAATCCACATCGTTATCATCACTATCAGTGTTCTTGTCTTCTGTTAATTCCAATATTTTTTCTATTGTAGTTGATTCTACAGTTATTAAATTATAATCATTATCTGTTACAAAGAGGTCGGTAGTTCTACAAGTGCCATAGTCAAAATAGACCCACAACTTGATATTATTTAACTTACCTCTTCTGACTTTGTAAATATGGTATACTAAATTCGGTTCTGGCATGAATCCTCCAATCGATTGTATTATAGGTCTTATAGCTTGTAAATCTGTTTCTGTTGGCAATAAAACTATAGAACCTATATCCAATTTGTCGGCTAACGCTTTAGCGCCACGTAATAAATTCTGGTTAGCGTTTTTCTTATTCTCCCAATCTCCGTTTAACTGCGAGGAAGAATTTATATGAACATTAAGTTTATTACATAATTCTTTCATTTTATCGGAAAACATATACAAAATATTGTCTTCTCTTAATTTAACTCCATTTGTTTTCGATGTTATATCCATCAGCATTTTAATAGACATAAAGATGTAATCAAAGAACACGTACCTTATTTTGTTTTCTATTTTATTTCTTTTAATCGCATTCTCTATATCTTGTATTGAAAATGTTGGTTGTTCTTCTATCCAAAATGGAGCAAGAGCTATAATCTCTATGGCTTTATTAACCACTTCTTCTTCTTCTTCGCTATATTTACCATCCAGTATCTTCTCTTCATTCACTCCAGAAACATTAGCTAATATTAATGTCTGTATTTCTTCTTTTTCTAGCTCTGTAGTTATAAACAAGCTAGGCTCAGAAACATTTGTTTCTATCCACACATGTGTATTCCAGTCATAATACTTACAAACAGATAGCCTACATATATCTCCAACAGCTAAACGAGTTTTACCAACGCCAGATGGGGAAGACCTTAAATAGAACTTTTTTAATCTTAATCCTCTTGTGATTGTATTTAATAAGTTACTTCCACCGCCCATACCCATTTCTGGAGTTATTTTGTATTCTTCTTTTAGATTTAATAGTCCCTCTCCAGCTTGTATCACCTTTATATCTATATTATTTGTGTATTCTTCCCTTAGTTTAATTATTTTGGCATCATATGTATTAATTATTTCTTCTATTGACATTTCATCAAAATTAGATTGCATTCTTTCCTTAATATTAACGTCCAATTCGTCTTCGTCTATTATTTCCCTTATGTCAAATCCATCAGAATCTAAGCTATTGAGTAAACTTATTTTTTTTAATCTCTTATAATAAAAATCAAAATTTCTAATATTAGCTAATTTTTTTGATTTTTCTAAAAAATCTATTCCTTCATTGTCTGTAAAAGTTTTATATTGTTTGTCGTATTGTAGTAAAAAATTATCAATTTCTATTGAAGTTATATTTCTCACTCCACTATGAACCATATTGTTTATAGCGGCAAATACGATTTGATGAAATTTCTCTGGGAAGTCTGTTATTTTTAAATTATATTCTTCCTCAAAAAGTAAATCTGGTTTTTTAAGAAGACAACCTATTATATTCAATACTATCATTTTGTCTTTCATATCTCACCCTCTACAAATCTTCGATTTTTATAATGTCTTTGTCATTGTTATCGTAATTTATTGGTTTAAGTCTTATTTTCTTATCAATAACAAAATCTTTAATAGTTTTATTTTTCAATTGTTCATTTAAATTGTCATTAGCGCTCTTAACTATTAAAAAATGTTGTTTCGCTAAGTCATATTTATAAGGTAAAAATCCAACCCCTCTGATATTAGGATTGTTTTTAATGTCTGTTTTTTCTACCTCTGTTAAATATCTTATTGTGTACAATATACCACTATATTTCCAAGTGGGATACTCAGTCATATATCTTTCTATCTGCGAATTAATCATCGGACTAACCTCTTGTGTACCATATACTTTACATATGTACTCATAAAGTTCTTGTTTAGGGTCTATGTCTTTTTTATTATTTTCGTAGATTTCTTCCATCGCTAATTTATAACAAATTAAATGATATTTTCTATTTTGAAATTTCTTGAATCCATCGTCAATTTCTATAAATTGATTGCAATGAGGACAAGTTGCTTTTCTAGCCATAACGCATACTCCTTTGCTTAAAAGAAAAGGGCGGGATTAATCCCACCCCATTAAAATCTATTCCTCATCATCATCTTCATCTTCATTCTCGTCATCAGCATCCTCTAGATTATATTCATAACCTTCTAGAGTATCTTCATACTCATCTTCTAAATCAAAAAGAATCATCTCTAATTGTTGTTTTTGCGTTTCTTTTGCTTCGCCTACGCCTTTGCCATCACCTAGATACTCATTTGTTATGTCAGTATACTCTTCAAATCTATCAAGTTTAAATAACATAGTTGCATATCTTTTAATTTCTGCCACTAATTCATCAAAAGGCATTTCTTCTTCTATCAACTCTACTTTTTGTTCTTCAAAAGTAGTTACAGCTTGTTTGCCGTTAACTTCTTCTTCTTTTTCTACAGCGAGTCTAATTGCTTCTTCTAAATTCTCAATTGTAAATTCTTCTAGTTTCGTTTGCATGTAATCAAATCTAGAGCGTGCTAGATATTCTTTAGTGTTAACCATGAATGCCGAACTAAGTTTTTCTTGGCCAGACTTATCTAGTCCATTAGGCTTCAAGTATAAAACAATATCGCACAAGTCTATAATTGGGTCTATAGAACGTGTATCGCCAGTTGGGAAAATTTTAGTGTAATCTTCTCCTTCTTCATCTGTGAACGTACGCTGACCTTCATGCGAAATAAAATAAACAGTATAGCCAGAGTTAGTTAATTTATTAATCTCTTTCCAAAACTCTGTTTGATAATCCTTCCACAATCCGTAACCTTTGTTCCCTTTGCTGATGTCTTCAACCCCATTTTTTTGGCATAAATAATCTTGACACATCATTGATGCGGCAAATACTGTATCAAATATGATTGTTTGGTATTTTTCTTTATTCTTTTCTAATTTTCTAGGGTCAGTTAATTGTTTGTTAATTTTCTTAAAATTAGACCATTTATTGTGCAATGGTAGAAAATTTACACCAGAAATAGCATTAATACCAGCTTCAAACGGTAAGTAATATGGTTTGCAAGCTCTTGTAGCTTGTTTTGTTTTACCTAGTGAGTTAGAGCCATAAACTAGTATAGCCTTACCCCTCAAATCTTTTGTAACTGTGCTTATTTCTGGTGTGTCGATACTATATTTCTTTCTCTTCGCTATTGCCATAATCTTCTCCTTTTATAAAAATATCTGTATGTTGGGTTTGTATGTTGGATGACACCTTCCTAGAAAGGAAGGTCATCATCATCTACAGTTACGTTTTTCTTAGCTTTAGTTTTAGGTTTAGGAGTAAAACCTTTTTTGTTATTTTTACTTTCTCCAGAGCCTTCATTTCTTCTCTCATCATGGAATATTGCACGTTCATTCATAGCTTTTTTAATTAAATCCTTATCTAAAGATAAATCGTCATCTTCGTCATATTGTTCTTCTGCTCCACCTTCTATGACAAGTTCTTTTTTAAATTTAGTAGATTTCGTCTCTAAATCTTTACCGAATCCTTTGACTACGGACACTTTTTCTGTTTCTGTAAAATCAATATCTCCCCAAACTGTACCTGTTAAACCGACTTCATAATTTTCTAAAATATACTCGACAACCACTTCATCTTGCGCTACTAAATCCAATGGGAAAGCACGTCCACCCCAAGTAGTTATAATCATTTCTACAAGTAATCTTCCTGTCTCCTCTTGTTCTTCGTCTACTTCTTCTACGATTTTAGAAAAATAACCTTCTAATTGAAAAGTCGCTGTTTCAGTGTAAGCGCCTTTTTCACTGTTTATGGACATTCCCTGTAAATCTGTGTATACTAAGAATCCACTATCCGTATTGAAGGCTTGTTCGCCAAATTTAGGGTAACATTTAACTACGGTAACTTCTGTTTTCCAATCATCTGGTAAGTCCAAATCTTTGTACTTGTTCAGAACATCTGCCATAGACACGTAAGTATCCATAATAGTTGCATATCCTTTATAAAGCTTGTTTTGTTCCCCATTCTTTTTAATTTTCTTTTGATTAAGTTTGATTTTGATGTCTTTTTCCATTGCTGAAATAACAATATACCCTCTGATAGCTTTAGTGTCTTTTTCCTCACCATTTTCCATTGTCATTTTTGCATCTTTCACTTCAAGATTCATCTCTTTCAATAAACCCACTACCTTATTACTTTGTTTCGATTCTCTTAATTCTTTAACAGCCATAATTAATCTCCTTTTCATTAATAATTATTTTGTTTAACCAACAAATACCATTGTATCATACTTTTGTCTATTTGTCAAGCTTTTTCTTCATATTTAAATATTATTTTTTGTTTCTAGTACTTTTTTAAAATTGATTATTCTTTCTTTACTCAAATTATAGGAATCTTCGTTGTTATCTCCTCCTATAAAATTCCTATTTAAATCCATGCAAGCCACCCCTGTAGTACAAGAACCTATAAAAGGGTCAAATACTACATCTGCTTCGTTAGTATGTCTTAGTATTATTTCTTTCATTAGCCCTAAAGGTTTTTGATTGATGTGACCTTTATCAATTTTTTCCCCTCTCGGAGTAATTGAATAAACATATTTACACCTATCATATGTTGTAGACTGTCTGTTAAATGTCCATCTGCCTTTAGGCTTAACTAACCATACTGCCACTTCAAAATCTGTCACATACCTTCTGTCTCTATTCCTCGGCATGGGATTAGTTTTTTCCCAACGTACCATGTCTTTTATGATAAACCCTAAAGATTCAGCATATTTAGCTATTTCCCCCAAGTTCTTCCAATCATTAAAAATAAATAAACAACCACCATCTTTCAACAAATCATAGGACTCTTTAATCCAATCTAACTGATTGAACCCTTTATCCCATTCTCCAAAATCTATGCCTTGTCTTCCCATAGTGGTAAAATTATTATCCCTAGATATATTGTATGGAGGGTCAGTAATTATAGCATCTACTTTTGTGCCAATGTGTTTGTGATGTTTAATCAAATCTATCGCATCATATTGATATATATTACAAATCTTCTCATTATGTAAAAAATAATCACTTATCATATATTCTCCCATCATATTTTCTCCTATCAATTTTTTCTTTATTCTTAAATCTTAAATCTCTCTCTCTTTGACAATTACCACGGTAAACACAGTATTTATCACAATAACAGGTATTGTCATTATTACAGGTCACTGTATTTGTCTTGCACCCATACCTAATAATTATAACTAAACTTGTTATATCCATCTTAGCGCCTACTCTCCTTTAAAACATAAAGAGCTATTACTTTTATATATTCTAAATCCTTTGCATCCAACTTTCCAATCAAATCAAAACCTGTGTTCCCGTCAAAGTCTTCAAATACTTTGTGGTACATTGTATTTTCATCCTTATACTTAGATTGAAGTTCTACTAGTTCACGAGACATTTTGTCATAATATTTATCATCTACTGCATTGTCATTTAGATTGTAATAGATATAAGAGTGTATTAAAATAAATCTTCTTAAATGTTCAATGTATTTTTGTTCTACTTTGCCCATTATTATCTCCCTTCTTTCATTTTATAGGATACTCCACTGAACTCTAACAGTTCATAGTAGACACTTTTGTCGAATATATCTTTCACAATGAAGTAAGAATCTTCCTCGCTTATTTTTTCTAGAACCGCAAATCTTTCTGCTATCTCTTCTAATGAAAAACTAAGATGGTTAAAAGAACTAATTAATTTATAAATTTTAAGACCATAATTTAATAAGTCATAAATACCTTCCATGATATACTCCTTAACTTAATACAAATCTTTTGAATACAGTTCATAGGCTACATTTACGTCTTTCACTTGACGACTTTTAATAGCAACTTTTCTAGCTTCAACTCTGTCTACAAATCTGTTTACATCTGTTACAAAGCCCTCTGTCAATTTATAATCAGTATGGCTTTTACCCAAATTGTACAGAGTCCTAAAACAGTCGCTATGTCTTCTACCACAAATAACAAAACCTGTTTCTAAATAATTCTGCTCATATCTATAAGTGACTCCATCATCAAAATAAACGGCAGAACATAGAATTTTTTCTAAAACCTCTTCTTCTTGGAGTTCTTCGTCTTCTATTTCTTTAAATTGACCGTAACAATAAGAACCATTTAACTCAGCGAACTCAATAAACTTATCATGAAATTCATCAAGTGTCATAGTAGTTTCAATAATTGTGTCTATTTCTATAGCTATTTCTTTTTTAATCATAATATTATTCTCCTTTTATCTCTTCTTGTTCCTCAATGTCTACAATACCAGCATCCTTAACAATTCCCTCTAAACATTTAAAATTGAAATTTTTATGTTTAAATGCTTTAAAACTATCTTTACCTTCAATCCTAACTACTACACCTTCTCTAATATGGGTTTTACCAATTGGGTCAACTCCGTCAGAATGTTTTGCGACTCTTTCTACTAAATCTTCCTCTGTTGTAAAAATAAATCTATCTAACTCCATTACTGTTTTTAACCCTAGTTGTTCAGCTCTAATCTGTACTAATCCCCAAGGATAATCAATCTTGTATCCATCTTCATTAGTCATCGTGATTCTGTAAATATAAATATCGCTTTTTCCATTGTCACAACCGTAAGAATAAGTTGTAGTATCGCCATATATTTTAATAAATTCTTTATCTTTGGTTTTTTCATTCGAAACAGTACCCATAATAGGACTATTTTCCGCATGGTATCCAACTATTTCATAATAAATTATCTCGCCTTTTTGTAATTTGTCTACGAATTTTTTATGATGTACTTCTCTGAATGAATCGTCTCCGTAGTAGCCCCCTTCAAAACTCTCTCTAATAGTTCTTCTAGTTCCTGTTATATATTCCCATGTTTTTTTAACAGAAAATTTGGTCTTGCTAAAGAGTTTCTTAATTCCTTTGTAATATTTTTTATCCTCTTTTTGTAAAAAACCTGTACGACCACTAGTTCCGTGCATTTTTAAAGTCATATAGCACACATCTCCAATCTCAAATTGATGTAGATTATACACTAATTGAGTAGTATCGCCATGTTGTGCAAACATTGGATAGCTAATAGTATCTCTAATCTTGTTTTTAGGCTGAGTAGGTTGACTTCTTACCATTTTCATAACAGGGATATATTTTTTGCAGATTTCCACCCCATTTAAAACACTTATTAAATCTCCTTCTTTAAGTTTAGAAACATTAGTAAAATCGCTCAAACTTTCAAGTGGCATAAATAAACCATCACTTATTTCTCCTCTAAGTTTTAAAGCTCTAACATGTCTTATATTCGGTTCTAGATAACCACCTATATTTTTACCACTTGCATCTTTTTTCCTAAGTAAATTATTTGTCTCGCAGTACTCCACTCCTAGTTGTCCATCTGTAGGGAAATATAAACCTAACTCTTCTTCTTCTGTTTCTAATGATACTATTACGCTGTTACCAAAACACGTACCTACATTGAGTCTATCTGCGTTTGAATGAGGTCTTATATTTTTAATTCTAGTTACAAATCCTGTATAATCCATATTTTCTCCAATCTTAGTCTACTAATTCTAAATCTCTTATACTAAAAAGCCAATTATCTACACCCTCTAGACTGTATACGTATTCTAAGTGAGATTTTTTAGCTATAAAGGTTTTATTTATATTGTCAGCAAGCCAATTAATAAACAAGTTAGATAGTTCGTTATTCTCTATTCTAGTTTGAAAATCAGCAAATGTTATTCGCACTTCTTTTCCATCATAATCGGAATTACTGACATTTTTAGTTAATTCTAACAATTTAGAATACTTAATATCTAGTAATATTTCTCTTTTACTTCTGTATTTTTTGCCCATTATTTTCTCCTTTTTCTTTTTTTCTCTTCTATTGTTATTTTGGGGTTACTAAATATGTCTTGATTTGTTGCCCTTGTAGCTACTGCTTTCATAGACATGAACAATGTTTTATAATGTTTCCTAACGTGTCTTTTCTGTGGTTTCTTAATTAATTCTATACCATATAAAATTTCATTAAAACCTATCTTGTAATTGTTTAAATCAACTTCGTAAAATCCTATGTTTAAAGGTATTAAACTTTTATCTATAATACCTTTGGGAGCTATTATATATGTATAGTTAGCTCCAGCGTTAAAACCATTTTTAAAATCAGACAGAGATGACTTTGCCTCAAAGCCATAAGTTATTATTTCTGGAAGTTCACTATATTTTTTATTTATAATTTTAATTCCAGCCACATCGACTATGCCTTTTTTATTAGATATGGTTTTATCTGCAAATCCTGTAACCTCTTCGGCTATGATGCAACAACCTTTCTGCCTAGCTAGATATTTAGATATTTGTTTAAGTTCGTAATGATTGCGACTTTCTCCTCTAGGAGCTTTATTTTCATCTAATAACATTCAACCACAACACCCCTTCATTCCGTTTATATATTATAATAAACACTTGGATGATATTGTAACGACTTTACGAATTTCCTATCCTCGCCATTTATAATTAAGTAATGATATATTCTCCAGTTTAATCCAGTATGACTGTCAATTGCTGTTCCGTGAAGAAGCACCCAGCTTAAAGATGGCGGTTCTTCACAAAAAATACAGTTGTTATCCCCATCTTGTGGGTCATAAAAATTATTAAGGTATTCGTTTATGACAATTAATTCTTCTTTCGTGGGTAATGCTCCGTCATACTTAACCATATTTTTAAACGATTCAAAATCAAGTTTACTTAAATTCTTGTTGTTCAATTCATTTAATTTATTTGTTATCTCTTCTACGCTTTCCATGTCAATCATATTATTCTCCTTTAGATATAGTCTCCTAAGATATTTAATTAATTTACCTTACCGCATGATGTCTTTATAACTGTGCAACCTACTATAGTATACTTTTTAATAATATTTCATTATTTTTTACTACCATAATCTTATGACCATAGTATCCATTATGAGAGTTGTATACAACTAGTTGGAATACACCTTCCGATGTTTCAAAATCAACAAATTGAATACCACCACAGTCTAAATATCTAGCCGCATTTTCAACTTTTTCTTTCTTCAATGCCGTATCTGTAAGTCTAACACTTAATAACTCTGCACCAATGAATGAATCAAAATCATCTTCGGTAGAAAAGTATCCCCAATTTTCACAACAAGATTGGTCATTGTTGATTAACACCATGTAATTATCTGTATCTGTTTTTATGAAAAATCCATCATAGCTACCCCACTCA